TGAAGGGAGACTATAAGCCACACAAGGGAGCATCACCAGAGGCGCCATTCAGACTGGTAACCCACGATAAAGGGAAGAGCAGTCCTGCTATGGATGCTGCTCGGAAGGCGAAGAAAGGTTAAACGGTTCTTCACCCCTCATCTTTCTATACAGGCGGGCCACATTGAGCCTGCCTTTTTGTGTCAAAGCATAGCGCACCCTATAGTTCATCTTGGTTTCATCCCTAAAGAAATGGTCCTCCATGTTCTGACTGGGCGTGAGTTTATCGAAGTGCTTGTATATCCATCCCTTCTTCATTAATGGATACACGTATCTGTCCGCTAACTTCTTATGGCTCTTATCCATCGCCTGGGATAAGTAGGCTATCGTCCAAAACTCCAGGTCATAAATAAAGAAAAGGATATCCACCTCAGCCTTTCCCAGATCCATAGTTGTCTTAGCATCCACGTACAAGAAATGTAGGTTCTTCATGCCGTTCTCAGTGATGTATCTCTTGTCTATTTTAGAGAACTCACGAAACTTCTTCTTTCGGCTTACAGTACTTTTTGGCATATGAGTATCTTTGTTAGGTAAAAGTAATACTATGGCATCACTTAGTGGAAACAAAATTAAAGATACGTACAATCTAATCTTAAAACTACAGAGCGCAGAGGCATCATCATCTGAGCAGGTAGTAGAAGATGGAGCAGGCAACGACACGGCACTTAAGATATCTACAGATACAGTAGAGACTACAGGAAGTTTAAAGATATCAGGAACACCATCTACCTCGACCAGCGATGTGAAAGCACTGATGCTGAGTACATCGGGCGTAGTAGTAACGCGTAACCTCAGTACCAACCCCATAGGGACAGCATCCCTTACTGCGAATGCGCCACTATCAGCAACAGGAAGCACCATTGAGTTGGAAGATGCAGGCAACCTCACGCAGGTTACCTCACCAGCAAACAATGACAAGTACCTATTGTGGGACGAGACGGCAAGTACCTACGTATACATTGAGCAGAGCGACCTGGCTACGGCAGTATCTTCACAGATATCAGCGACACAAGAGCAGTCGCTATTCGCAAGACCACAGCAAAACACTGCGGTAAACAGCGCCTCACTCACGCAGATTCAATTCGCAGAGATTGTAGGCGACTCCTCAGCAACAGGGTCGACCTCACAAGCAACATCATCAGTACTCTTCGGATCTGATACAAACAGCATCCTACAGTTATCACAAGTAACTGACCCAAGAGATTCAATACTACTGAATGAAACCGCAGGGTACTACAAGGTTACCGTATCGTGTGAGTTGAGATCGGTTGCCAACACAAACGTTGACCTACAGGTATGGGACTCAAGCAACTCCGTAAGCGTTGCACGTTCCTTTAGAACTGTTAACAACTCAGATACGTACCACGCAGAATTTAGTGGGCTCTTCTACAGCGACGGATTATCTGGCATTAAACTTCAACTAAGAGCCAAGGCTGGCGCATCGGGCGTAGAGATACAGCAGGCAAACAGTTTCTTTAAAGTTGAGTATATTGGGGCAAACACTGCCTTTTAATGGACAATGAAAAAAGAATAGAACTCTTTCACCTCCTTAGAATTAAGTTAGATGAGATAGAAAATATTTTGGAGCACTACGGTGGAAAGGACAACTACCTATCTACCTACTGCTTTGGGGTATACACACCCGAGGATGATGAGAACGACGAGAAGTACGAACTCATGATGGGCATGCACATAGCAGAAGAATATGAGCACACACTTATGATGGAAGCCATAGACGAATGCTATCAGTCTAACTTAGACGACCCCGAAGATGGAGACTCCAGTAAAATAAATTATTGGCTAAATAAATAAAATGGAACTCATTAGAAAAATCATCATCGGGCAAAACCCGAAGGATGCTATGGCGTATTACGTAGGCCAAAGAGCAGGAGAGTCAATTATCGATTCAATAGTACTGGACGAACGTTGTTTTGTAAAACACGGTATTCGTCGCTATCTTGTGTACATCTATAACAAAGACCAAGGCATCATGCTTTGGAAGACTGTAGATGACATGCCAGTATTAATTGAACACGATTGCGACTTTGAATGAAATCACTTAGACATTTTTTAGTTCGTGTACCCAACGTAACACGAGACACCATCAACGTTAATGGCGAGGATATGTACCTGGACACGAAGTTCAGTGAGTTCGAGCACCGAACAATGGACGGAGAAGTAGTGGGGCTACCCGCTAAGTACGACACAGATGTGAACATCGGAGATACCATGTACTTCCACCACCACGTTGTGCTCGGGGGGAACCACCTCATGCTATCAGACGAAACCACACAACTGGAGGAAACCAAAAAGCGTGGACAGTTCATCGACCCAGATGACGATATATATGTAGTGTACTACGATGATGTGCGTGACCCTATATCCTGCCAGGCATACGCCTATAAATCTAAGGAGACAGGAGAGGTTAAACTGCTGAGTGACTGGATATTCCTCGTGCCCGAGGATACTGCGGAGGAAGAAGAGGAGAAAGAGATTATGGTGGGCAACCAAATCATTTACCTCACCCCAAAGAAAGAAGAGCCCGAAGAGAAATACGGGTACGTAAAGTGGGGCTCACCAAAGTTAGAGGAACTGGACCTCTATCCTGGAGATAAGGTTTTAATACGCAAAAACTCCGACTATGAAATGGAAGTAGATGGAGAGAAATTATATAGAACTTTTATTAAATCCATCTATGGCAAAGTCGAAGAAGTATAATAACATACATACCGCTATGCGCCTCATGGAGGCAATGCAGATTGCTATAGAGAATATGATACAGGAGATACAGAAGCCTGTGGATCAGGAACTCAGTGGCTCACAGCGTAAGGCTGAACTGCAGTCGATAAAGCAAACTGCGGTAGATGCTAAAGAACTTATCGTTGAAAGAGAAAGACTCGAACAACTCATCAAAGGACTCCAGCAAGATGGAGAAATCAAAGAAGAACGAGACTACTCGGGAGGATTCGCAGAGCAATACTCAAAGTAATCAAGTCTTTATATACTGGGATTATTAAATGGCTGGACTTGTAGAAATAGAAGAGGAACTTGTAGTCAACATATGCCCTGACAAAACCGAGGGTGAGGTCGAGGTATACTTTGACTTACCCATACAATTCCCAAAGCAACCCGCGAAGAAGGATATACTATTTCACGACAAGCCCAAGGAAGAACAATACTGGCAGAGGATACCATTACCCAACGACTTAAAGAGAGTAAAGTCAATGGAAGAATGGATGTCTATGCCCGAGGGATTCCGAAAGAAATACACCAATTACATTAGTGAAGAATATAAAAGAAGACGCAATGGAGTATGGTTCTACAACAACGGGGTGCCTACCTATGTCACTGGAAACCACTACTTTTTCCTACAGTGGTGTAAGATTGATATCGGATACCCATCCTACCTTAATTTTCAAAGGGAACTATTCATACACCTCGACGCTTGCATAGCAGACCCCAGGTGCGTAGGGCAGGTCTACGTCAAGTGTCGTCGATCTGGGTACACCAATATGTCCGCCGCAGTGCTGGTAAATGAAGCCACACAGGTTAAGGAGAAACTTCTCGGCATTATGTCCAAGACAGGTACCGATGCACAGGAGAATATATTCATGAAGAAGGTAGTGCCGATATATAAGTCACTCCCGTTTTTCTTTAAACCTATTCAAGATGGTACTACCAACCCCAGGATGGAACTCGCTTTTCGTGAGCCCTCAAAGAGAATTACAAAAAACAACAAGACTTCATCAAGAGGTGAGGCACTTAACACAATTATTAACTGGAAGAACACCACAACCAACGCATACGATGGAGAGAAACTACATATGCTCTACCTGGATGAGGCTGGTAAGTGGGAGAAAGGTAATGACATCCGCGAAGCCTGGCGCATACAGCGTACTTGTTTGCTTGTAGGTAGAAAGATTGTAGGTAAAGCAATGGTGGGTTCCACTGTAAACCCCTTAGAAAGAGGGGGTAGGCAGTACAGAGAGATATACTATTCCAGTAATGTCAACGATAGAAACGAAAACGGCAGAACAAAGAGCGGTCTCTATAGAGTATTCATCCCCGCCTACGATGCACTCGAAGGTTTCTTTGATATACACGGTAATCCTGTTGTTACTGATCCTGAGAAACCAGTGCGCGGTCTTGAAAATGAGTATATATACTTAGGATCAAAGACCTACTTAAAGAACGAAAGGAAAGGACTCTCTGGAGATTCGTATGAACTTAATGAGGTTATACGTCAGTTCCCCTTTACCGAGGCCGAAGCATTTCGCGACAGTGCGAAAGCATCGCTATTCAATGTTCAAAAGATATACGAACAGATAGAATACAATGAAGACCTCTATCCCTCGCCTGTAGTTGTCGGAAACTTCAACTGGAAAGGAGGACAGCAGGATACCGAAGTTATCTTCAGCCCTGATCCTAACGGACGGTGGAGGATAGCCTGGATGCCGCCAGTAGAACTGCGGAATAAAAAGAAACCCGAGAACGACTGGCTCGGATGTGCAGGGGTGGATAGTTATGATATCGATGCCACAGTAGACGGGCGCGGCTCAAAGGGTGCGTGTCACTTCTACAACAAATTCAATATGGGGCATCCCTCTAATATGTTTGTAGCAGAGTACGCCTCACGCCCACCGCTGGCTAAGATATTCTATGAGGACATATTGATGGCCGCTAAGTTCTACGGATACCCAGTGTTAATCGAGAACAACAAGTACGGTATAGCAAGGTACTTTGAATCAAGGGGTTACGACCACTTCCTATTGAATAGACCTGCACACCTCACATCAAATTACGGCAGCAAGACCAAGACAAAAGGAATACCATCAAACTCCCAGGATGTAATACAAGCACACGCCCAAGCGATAGAGTCTTACATACACGCACACGTAGGGCTGAATGAAGAAACACTGGAGTTTGGTAAGATGTATTTCGAAAGGACCCTCGAAGACTGGGTAAACTTTAAGATAGATGACCGTACCAAATATGACCTTTCTATATCAAGTGGATTAGCATTACTTGCAGCGCAAGGGCCTAAGCAAGAGAAGAAGAAATCTGATTTTAAAGGCAAGACTTTCTTCCGAAAAGGTCAGATAATTATACGAAGATAATAAGAAGTATATTTGCAATAGTAGCAATCTTGAGTATGAACAACGAATATAAAAACGGACAGTCGTCTTTCCCAGATCCGCTATGTGGTACTGAGGAGAAGATGTCCAAGGGATATGGCCTGCAATATGCAAAGGCTATGTTTGCTCAGTGGATTGGTAGTGACTATCAAAATTCATTGTACGGAAGACGCAACAGCGAAATGGAACGCTGTAGAGATTACGCACAAGGAACACAGGACACATCAATCTATCGGCAGATATTAAACTCACTCGATAACAACAACGGAGACGGTACTCTATTAACACTGGACTATACCCCAGTACCCATTGTTCCTAAGTTCGTTAAGATTGTAGTGAATAAAATTCTCTCAAGAGAACCCTACCCTCAGATTGAAGCCATCGACCCCCTCTCTAAAACAGAGAAGGACAAGAAGAAAAACGCTACTGTATTGCGTATCGAGAATCGCGATATGATACAGGAAGCAAAGTCGTTAGGTCTACGCGTAAAGCAAGACCCAGAGCAACTTCCAGAGACACCAGAAGAAACAGAGATATTCTTAGATACCAATATAAAAACCGACGCAGAGATATCCGCTCAGATTGCTACTGAGATGACATTGAAGTGGAACGACTTTAATCAATCTATCTACCGTCGTTGTGTTGAAGACTTAACAGTACTTGGATTGGGTGTCGCTAAAAGAAGTAACGACCCCAACTACGGAATCAAAGAAGAGTACGTAGACCCCAAGCGTTTTATACACAACTATACAGACGACCCTACATTCTCTGACCTCACCTACGCAGGGCACTTTAAGTACATCACCATCATGGACCTCAAGCGTATTGCTGGCAATCAGTTTACTGAGCAGCAGTATGAGGAGATTGCAAAGACCGTGATGAACAAGTACGGCAACAACCCTACGCAGTTCTCTACCACAGGATCAGGATATGACAGACCAGGGACACGCTACCGCCAGGGATACGACGAGTATAAGATTGAGGTTCTTGACTTTGAGTTCATGTCGGTGGATGATATCATCTACGAAAGAAAAGAGTCAGCATACGGAAACATTGGTTTCTACTACAAGGGCAATGAGTACAACGCACCTCAGCAGTCTGTGTACAACAGAGAGGCAGTGTACATGAAGAACGCTACTGTATACGGTGGTACATACATCACAGGTACAGAGCACATCTTTAACTACGGACCCAAGAAAAACATTCCAAAGAACGTTCACGACATCTCTCGTGCGCGCCTTTCATACAGCATCGTAGCAACAAACATCCGTGGGATGATACCTAAGTCAATGGTATCCTCAGTGATTGGGTTTGCTGATATGCTCCAGATTACACACCTTAAAATACAGCAGTCCATTGCTAAAGCCAAGCCCGACGGTTTGATTATAGACATCGAAGGATTGGAGAACGTACAACTGGGGCGTGGTGGTGACCTACAGCCGTTGGAGATTCAAGACATCTACGAACAAACGGGTGTCTTCTATTACCGCAGTAAGAACCCAGAGGGTGGTTTCCAAAACCCACCAGTAAGAGAGATAGGCAATAGCATACGAAACATACAGGAACTGATTGCACTATACAACCACTACCTGCGTATGATACGCGATGCTACAGGTATCAATGAGGTCATGGACGGTACAACACCTAAGGGAGAAGCCTTGGTGGGTGTAAACCAAATGGCAGTGCAGGCAGGTAACAATGCTATATTCGATATCACTAATGCCGCTATGGTATTGTATCAAAAAGTATGTGATGATATTGTTCGTTGTCTACAGGTTATCCCTCCAGATAGTATCCTGTATAAAGTATATACAAACGCGGTTGGGGAAACCAACATGGCGGTTCTAAACTCTTTCGATAATCTCTCGATGTACAACTTCGGTGTTGTCGTCGTCACAGAGATGAACGAGATGGATAAGCAGTACTTAGAACAAAACATACAGATTGCTCTTGGACAAAAAGAAATTGACCTTGAAGATGCGATTGCCATTCGCCAGATCAAAGACATCGAGCAAGCAGAAAGACTCTTGGTGGTTCGCAGAAAGAAACGAATCAAGCAACAGCAAGAGATGGCCGCTCAACAATCTCAGATGACAGCACAGGTGAATGCCCAGCAAACGCAGGTGGCTGCACAGATGGAGATGCAGAAGAAACAAATGGACGCACAGATAGAGGCCCAGCGTATCCAGTTGGAGACACAGGCGAAGGCTCAACTTATTCAACTCGAGTACCAGTACAAGATTCAGATTGAGGAACTCAAAGGACAGTTCGGTGTGGTGGAGCAACAGATTGAAAGCGGAACACAACAGCAACTCGAGAGCGAATCAGAGAACCGTAAGGACCAGCGAATAGATAAACAAGCACTGGCACAGAGCAAACTTATTGCACAGCGCCAAGGCGAGCG